ATATTTACTAATCAATTCCCAATCGTCTTTGTCACGATAAGAGATAATTTTGATTTGATGAATAGGTGCGATGTTGTCTTTCATGATTGCACGGTTAACAATCGACACTAGACCCCATTCTTCCAGTAAATTGGCAATAGCATTTCTTCTCTGAATATCATTCTCAGATAAGTTGGACGGTTTGCCATCCAATGCAAATAATTCTTTAAAATGAACAATGTAATATTGTCCTTGTTTGTGAAGTATATGACAAGACTGGTAAAGAACCTTCTCCTTACGAGAAGATACGCCGATACGGGTTAGTGTTTCTCTTACCTTTAAAAAATCATCTTGTTCATTTAGTTTCACCTCAACAAAAGTTGAAATGTCTACCATCTTTATTTCCTCAATCCACCGATATCGGTTTTTTCTTTTAGTTCTTGGATTTGTTCATCACTTAATAGGCGCAGAGCTTCACGTGCTTTGGTATCTGACAGGTTATAAACCTTCTTGACACATTCCAAATCATCATTTTTCTCTGGTTTAGCCCACTTCGCAAAAGGCCTTTTCTTAGACCTCACTGTATTTAGTAAAAAATCGAATTGCAGTTTCTTATCTAAGAAGTGTCGGCGATTCATTTCATTTGCAAAAGCAATCGTATCCAGATGGTAGGAAAGACTTCGGTTCACAAGGAAAGGCACATAGGAAGATTCTGTATCACTATCGGTAATCAGATTCTTCTTGTTCTGAAGTATAGAATTTACATAATCAAATGGACTCATAATACCATCCTCAACAGACCAACAGTATCAATAGTGGTCAACAAGATATAGTTAGCCAACATGCCAAAAGACTTGCGAGTCCAAGCAGCCCAAGCGTACATAGCACAACCACTAATCCAGATAGGGTATAGTGTAAGAAGTGGTGGAGTGGGGACTGTGACTGCCATGGTGATTGAGCATCCAATAGAAATAGCCCAAGCAAGCAACTCAATAAAAAAACGAAATGGATGAGAGTGAAAGTCATCTTTAATCCACTGAATTGTTGGTTTGAAATATTCTATCATTTGAACTCCAGACTAACCATAAGCTCGGTCAAACAGGCGACAGTATTAATCTCTGCATCTGCAACAAAAGCTTGTTTGTATTGGTAGTCTGCGAGAATAATAACCGCTTGAGGAATAGACTGTGGTACCAAAACATCATAAAGATTGTCGTACAGTTTACGGTACAATGTTGTTGCATCCACATCGGTAGTTGCAACCCACTTGCGAATCGCACCAAAATCTTTAGACTTCAGGTGTTTAACAATCTCACCAATCGATACATCACCAATCTGTGCAAGAACACCGGTATCAATCTTTCCGAACTTGGAGAATCGTTGCAGTTCATTGATAACACGGCGGAAGTCAGGGAAGTGTTTCTTCACCAACTCAGCGATTACCTTAGGTTCAAACTCAACTTTTTCACTTTGCAAAATACCAGTGATTCGTTTGAAAAACTGGCCAGCCATCTCGGCCTTCTCATCGTTCTTGAGTCCAAAGTCAATCACCGCACAACGAGAGTGTAGAGGGTCGATAATGCGATTCTTAAAATTACAAGTAAAGATGAATGAACAGTTACTTGCAAATTCTTCAATCGCATTACGCAAAGCAGGTTGAGTAGAATTAGGATTTAGATAGTCAGCCTCATCGATGATGATAACTTTACGACCACCAGCAAGAGACATGCTCGAAGCATAGGTCTTAATCTTGTTACGGAAAGTATCGATACCAGATTCATCAGAACCGTTGATGACCATGTAATCACAACCGATTTCTTCACACATGGCTTTCGCAACAGTAGTTTTACCTACACCTGCACCGCCGGCAAGAAGAAGATTGGGAATATTTTTTTGATTGACATATTCTTGAAACGGTTTCTTCAAACGTTCAGGAAGAATACAGTCAGCAATAGTTTTAGGACGATACGCCTCGGTCCACAATAGATGTTCCATTCACAAACTCCATAATATAAAATAACATTGTATCAGATTTTACGCCAAGTGTCATTCTCTTTGACGTAAAGTTTACCATCAGGACCAGGTACGATTTGTACTTGTACCTGTTTCTTAGTACCCTCAACATAATCTTCACCATAACCAATAACCATGTATTGATTAGATTCTCTAGGTTTCGGTGTACCGTATGTGGCTTGTAGAGATAAGACAGGTTTGTTCTCTAATTGTTTCTCCAGTTCTTCACTAGGAAACTCATCTTGTTTATATACAATCTGTGTTGCCTGTTTATAACCAAGAGCTCCAGCGGACACTAGGCCGCCAAGGCCTAATGTCTTTAGAAAACCTCTACGTAAATTATTCATTACGCTTTAGTGAATGTTGAACCAGCTTCAGTTGTAATCCAGTATTGGATATCTTTAGTTTTGTGTTTGAAGTGTGAAACACCTTTAGAAGAAACATTCACAGCGTAAGAGCCAGGAATCATCTTCAACGCTTCAGTTTTGAAAACCATTTTGAATCGGTCTCCATTACCATCAGCAACATCAAGTGTATTTGTTGATGCAGAATCATTTGTCGCATCGAACACCAACAGACTTACTTTATCACCATCAGAGGTGACAGCAACGTTTGGTGCGCTCAGAACAGAAGCAGTTTTCAATACCCAATCCAAATCGGAATCGGAAATTTCAAACTGAATTTCTGCTTCAGGCATGGCGATTGGTTTCTGCGGAGGAGAAACAACCATTGTAGGGTCACAGAAACGATAACTTAGTTTGCTACGACCAGACATGCCAGAAATGACGGCCATCTTTTCACCAAATTCAATCGATGGTTCATCTTTGTGCAGAGACAGAACAGTGAGGAAGTTGTTTAGGTCATAAACACCAAACTCGGTTGGGAAATCTTCTGCGATATTGGCCTCAGCAAGAATGTTCTTGTTGCCAGAAATAGTTTTGATAGTTTTACCTTGTCGAAAGACGATGCCAGTGTTAATGCTTGCAAAGTTCTTCAAAATGCTCAATGTATCAGTAGATAGTTTCATAATATACTCCAAGTAAAAATTGTATTATACAGTATTATTCACCAATTTGCGGCGAATATTTCACATCATGTTCATATAGAAAGAACAGGCAACATGCCGCATGGGCAAGATGGTGAATACCAGATTCAGGGTCATTCACTTCACCTTCTTTCCATGCCCACAAGTGTCGTTGTAGTGCATCGAAATATCGGCGTTTCGATTCTGGTACCCGTTGCCAATTGTCACGTTCATACTTCTGAGCACCAAAGGTCAAGACTTTCACCATCTCCTTCAATGCTAATGGTGGAATCAAACCATACTCCAGTTTACCACCATCAAATTTACGACCAACAGATTCGATAGATGCCTTTTCTTCTGCTGTTGGTTTTTCTCCTACATCCGCAACATATGGGTCAGGAGTCAATTCATCCAAGTATTCATCACCCTTCATTATAGTTTCCCTGTATATTGTGCGATTGCTGGCATATTACCTGTAAAGGCATATGTACCAATGTGTTGTGTTTTCATCCATGGACACAGATAGATTTTTCCACCAATCTTGCGCCACATTTGACAGAACATATAATCTTCACTTAGGTAACGTTCTGAACCACCACCAGTAATAGAATCTTTGGTGTCAATCACAGTATCAAAGTATGCATGAATGTAACGAGAACCATCAAAGTTGGCCTGACCAATATGGTCTGGTCGATATTGAATTAGAGGATATGCATCCTTCATCTTCTCAAAAACTTCACGTTTAATCATCATAAAACCTGTACCGATTTCCATAACTTCAAGTGGTTCGGTAACCGAGAATTGTGATGTGCCTTTTACAACGTTGAAAACATAATCACCAACAAGACTTTCGATTTCTCCTGCTGGCATATCGGGGTTCTTTTTAATTGCGGCAGCAATATTACCCCAGTTGATGGCCTTCTTAGGATAAGGACCACCACTCACTTCATAATCCAACGCCAAGAGTGCAATAACATCTTGTGGATTGAAATGAATATCAGAGTCAATGAAAAGCATATGCGTACAATCTGAACGCAAGAATTCATCAACCAAATAATTTCGTGCTCTAGTAATTAGAGATTCATTGAACAGGAATGAGAATCGTACAGGAACTTCGTAACGTGTAAGTAGTGTTTGCAAATCGAGACACGACTTCATGTACATACCATGATTCATGCCACCATACATCGGTGTGGCAACAAACAGACTTCTCTGTTTCAATTCATCAATTTTAATTTTAATTTCCATAATATGCCCATAAAAAAAGAGGAGAGATACTATTATATATCTCTCCTCATCTAGTGAAAAGCCTTAGATTAGGCGAATGTGCTTACACCTGCTTGGCGTAGGGCAAAAAGGCCAGCAGCAACCATGCGCTTAGTAGGAGTACCAAGGCGGTAGAAAGAAACTTTCTCACCATTGCTGTTAATACGGGAATTAAGATAGATAGCATGGCCATCGTTACGCAAATCATTGATAGTTGCGGAAGGGTTTGCAATACCGAAAACAGACTGCATCTTCTGTGCGGTCAAGGTATTGTACTGGCTGTCCTTGGACAGATAATTGAGAACTTTTTGCTTTGCAGACATTATTAAACTCCATTAAAAAAATAAATCGCTTTCACTTTTTTTCTAAGGTGCGATTCAAACCTTAGATTCTTAAATTATAACATGAAAAAGTAGTATGTCAACCATTTTACAGGCAGACATACTCACCTTTGCCTTAGAAAGGAATTTCTTCACTTGCCGATTCGGCAGGCATTTCATTTGTTTGTGCGAGGATGGTTTCGGTATTTGCACCGGCATCCACTTTGGTATACAAGTCAAGGAAACTTGCCTTGGTATCTTCATCAAAACGATTCAGACACAACTCAATTGCCTTGAGGCGACTGCCAAACACACCGAAAGTTTTGGCAATGTGAACAAGACGGCGAGTAGAAATCACTTCGTCACAACCACCTTCTGTGAAAGTTTTACGAATCACATCAGCCCAAGTAACAAGTTTCTCGGCAAATTCATCGTCAGCTTTACCATGAAAGGCAAGTTCCTTCTTCATGATTTTCTTCTCAACATTGACAGGAGGCCAATCTTGTTCATACGTATTCAAGAAACGTTCCAAGAAAGCTTCGTTAAGCACGTTAGTAAACATGTAACGACCGTCATCAGAACCTTTACCTTTGGTATTGGCAGTAGCAATGATTGTGAAACCTTCAGCAGGTGCAACAATCTCATTCTTTTTCTTCAGCAAGAAAGGTTTGCCTTCGAGAACACGTTGCAAGCAGGAAAGATTCTGAGCACCATAATCAATCTCATCGATACAAAGAACGGCACCTTGTCGAGCAGCAACAGTCACAGGACCATCACGCCATTCCATTTGACCGTTAATCAGAACGAAATTGCCAAGCAAATCAGATTCATCAGTTTCAGGTGTCATAGAGACACAAACGAATTTGCGGCCAAGCTTTGCACATGCTTGTTCAGCCGACATTGTTTTACCGTTACCAGAATGGCCGGTAATAAAAATAGGATAGAATTTTTTACTTGCGATAATCTGAACCAAATCTTCAAAGTTACCAAAAGGAACATAGTTCTTATAAACTTTTGGCACAAGATTCTCAGTTTCCAAATCCGTAACAATATTGGCAATACGGTTGCCGTGAGTAATAGTTTCTTTAGGCATAGCGATAACTTGAGCGGTCAAACTTACAGTTTCAGGTTCAGCAACAGGTGCCGAAACTTTAATTGCACCGGTAGCCAAATCAGTAGGCACACGATACAGTCCACGACCTGCACGATAATTCATGTCTTTAGCATACCATTGAGGAAACTTCAAATCATTACTTTCGCACAAATCACGCAATTCCTGAAGTGTAAGAATTTCTTTACCTGTAGCAATTGCAACATTAATAAACTTTTGGCGAACGTCAACTTTCACACCACGCATAATATAAACTCCATTTTTCACTAGATAAACTCTATTATACAGGAGCTGGTCGAATTGGCAACCAGCTGTTGTATAAAAACAACACGTTAGGAGGCAATACCATCAATGAATCGGGAGACCATGATACGGTTTACCTGCTTTTTCTTGTTCATTTTCATGAAGGCATTTTTCAACTTACCAGCGGTAACATTGCCTTCAATCACCAACTCATCTTGTTGGATGGCAAGGTCTGAACCACCAGGCAAAATGAAGAACGATTCGTAACCTTTGTTATAGGATTGAATGAATTTTTCACTTCGAATCTTTGCACAAATTTCTTTGGTATAGTCAGATTTACGGAAATCAAAGTAACGATTTACTTGGTTCATACCCAATTGTTTACGAACAACATCTTGCACGCTATCACCATCTTTGTTGATATACTTCAATGTGACAGCTTCACGCATACGGGCATTTTCACCAGCAAGGAAGAAACCGAAAATCTTTGCACCAGTTTGTTTTCTGAACCAGTCATAAATGCCGACACGTGTACCATCATCGTAGTTGTAATAACTGTGAGGGAAACTTTGCATCTTCACTTCGGTTTTATTCTTACCTTTAAGAATCACATTGGTATCTTTAGGTGAGAAATAACCCCAAGATTTTTCGCCTTCTTCCATACGAACA